TTTGAAACAACTGGAGAATCGATGACGCAAGAGCATTTCAGGGAAGAAACTGAAATACTTAATATTATTAGGCGTCACGATCGTAATGGAGTAATCGACCATATTAATAGAGGAACAGCAATATATGGCGATTTTTCCGAAATAACAGATTACAGAGACATGATTCACAAATTGCGAGAAGCTGATTCAGCTTTTGCACAAGTGCCAAGCGATATAAGGAAGCGTTTTGAAAACGACCCTGCTAAGTTTTTTCATTTTGTAACAGATGAAAAAAACCATGAAGAGCTTGCACAAATGGGTTTGGTAAACAAACCTAAACAACAGAATTCTTCTCCTAATACAGAAGAAGAAAAGCCCTCCTCCCCTGAGGGGGAGGGGGCGCCCACACAGTTACCCACTTGATGTAACTGTGTGGACTGACACCACAACAGCTATAGAAAGGAAGTCGATATGGCAATGAGACGTAAAATGAGTAGAAAAAAATCTAAAAAACTTTTTTCTAAAACAGCTATGAGAACTAGAAAAAGGAACCATAGCAAACCAATGAGAGGTGGATATAGGATCTAATGCCTTGTTACAATCCTCTCTTAGCTTACCGTGAAAACGGTAAAATAATATTTAATAAACCCTTCCCTTTTGCGAAGGGTTTTAATTTGCCATGTGGCCAGTGTATAGGGTGTAAATTATCCTATGCACGCCAGTGGGCAATAAGATGTTTACATGAAGCACAAATGCACGAAAGTAATTGCTTTATAACATTAACTTTTAATGATGAACATTTAGTGAAAAGAAATAATCCATTCAGTTTAGATAAAACTGAATTTCAACGTTTTATGAAACGTTTAAGAAAAACAGTAAAAAATAAAATAAGATTTTTTCACTGTGGAGAATATGGAGAAAAAAATGGTAGACCACATTATCATGCATTGATATTTGGTCACGATTTTCCAGATAAAAAGAAATTTAAAAGTAAAAAAGGAACTACGTTATATACAAGTGAAAAATTGGCCGAATTATGGCCATATGGTTTTTCAACTGTAGGCGATATAACTTTTCATAGTGCAAGTTATACGGCTAGATATATAACAAAAAAAATAACTGGAGAGTTAGCTGATAAACATTATGAGATAATAAATCCAGATACTGGTGAGGTGTCAAAAAAACTGCCAGAGTATTGTACGATGAGCAGAATGCCCGGACTCGGGCAAACATGGTTTGAAAAATTTAAATCAGATGTTTATCCACATGACTATGTGGTCATAAACAATTTTAAATGCAAACCACCAAGATTTTACGATAATCAGTTGAGTGAAGACGAGTTGAAAGAAGTAAAACAAAAAAGAATTGACAAACAAGATGTAGTATACGAAAGTATAGATGAATATGATAAACTTTGGAGAAAAGAAAAACATAAGGTTTTACAATTAAAGAGTCTAATCAGAGACTTATAGAAGATTTGACTCATATTATATATTATGAAACCATTTTCTCCAAAACAACATATAGTATTAGGAGAAAATTATGGAAAAAAATTTATATTCAATAGTAGATACAAAATCACAATTATATAGTCCACCATTCGTTGCACAAAATGATGCAATAGCAATACGAATGGTAATGGATATATTAAGAAATCCAGACAATAATTTGTCTAGATACCCAGAAGACCACCAGCTTTGCTGTGTTGGTTTTTGGGATGAAATAAATGGCGACATTTTGCCTACAGAAAAAGGACCAAAATTAGTCGACCCAATAACTAAAATCAAACAATTAACGGAGAAATAATTATGCTAGCACCTCCAAGTGGAGCATTACCAACAACACAAACAAAAGACTTTAGTAGAATACCTAAAGTTAATATAGAGAGATCTGTTTTTAACAGAGATCATGGTTTAAAAACCACAATGGATAGTGGTTATTTAGTACCAATATTTGTAGATGAAGCATTACCGGGCGATACATTTCAATTAGACGCAACCGGTTTTGGAAGATTAGCAACACCAATAAATCCATTTATGGATAACATGTATATAGAAACATTTTTTTTCGCAGTACCAAATAGACTTATTTGGGATAACTGGGAAAAGTTTTGTGGCGAACAAGTAAATCCCGGCGACAGTACGGATTATTTAGTACCACAAATAGAAAATGCAACAATTACAGAACAAACATTATACGATTATATGGGAGTACCTTTAAATGTATCTGTTAGTTTTAATAATCTTTTTGGTCGTGCTTATAATTTAATTTATAACGATTGGTTCAGAGATGAGAATCTTCAAAACAGTTTAACTGTAGATAAAGATGATGGCCCAGATGATATTGCAGATTATGTATTAAGAAAGCGTGGCAAAAGACACGATTATTTTACAAGTGCCCTGCCATGGCCACAAAAAGGAGATGCCGTTACATTACCACTTGGTACACAAGCTAATGTATTAGGTATCGGTAGCGATACTGGTACAGGTGCCGGTACATCACCACCTTCAGTTGTAACACAATCTGATGGAAGTACAGAAACATGGACAAATGCTTGGCAAACAAACACTGTTAGAGCATGGATTAATTCAGATGGATCTGGAACACCATTAGTTTATGCTGATTTAAGTGAAGCAACTAATGTAACAATTAATCAATTAAGAGAAGCATTTCAAATTCAAGGTTTGCTTGAAAGAGATGCAAGAGCCGGAACAAGATACACAGAAATTGTACAAGGTCATTTTGGAGTAACTAGCCCAGATGCTAGATTACAAAGACCAGAGTATCTTGGAGGTGGAAAGGATAGAATCAATGTTAACCCGATACCACAAACCTCTTCAACAGATGCCACGACGCCACAAGGGAATTTGTCGGCTTATGCCACTACGGGATTTAGTGGTCATAAGTTTACTAAGTCTTTCACTGAGCATAGTGTTATTATCGGTCTTGCTTGTGTATATGCCGATTTAACCTATCAACAAGGTTTAGCGAGACATTGGTCGAGACAAACTAGATATGATTTTTATTGGCCTGCATTAGCGCATTTAGGCGAACAGGCAATACTAAATCAAGAAATATACGCACAAGGAACAGCTGATGACGCAAACACATTTGGTTATCAAGAGCGTTATGCAGAATATAGATATAAGCCTAGTCAAATCACTGGTAAATTCAGATCAACTGTTAGCAGTGGAAGTTTAGACAATTGGCACCTGGCACAGGACTTTTCTGCATTACCGAGCTTAAATGCGTCATTTATAGAGGAGAATCCTCCAGTCGATAGAGTGATTGCAGTAACATCAGAACCTCAATTGCTCTTAGACGTATATTTTAAACTTAAGTGTGCAAGGCCTATGCCTACGTATAGCGTACCTGCCCTATTGAGTCATTTCTAATGGCTTGGCAAGCAGCAGCAATGATGGCCGGTGCTAACCTTTTAGGTGCACATATGCGTAATAAAGAGGCCAGATCAGCTTCAGCAAGGCAAATGGCATTTCAAAAAGAAATGTCAGATACTGCATATCAAAGAGCAATGAAAGATATGCGTAAAGCCGGTTTAAATCCTATTTTAGCCGGCAAGCTAGGGGGTGCAAGCACCCCTACTGGCTCAACTTATAATCCAACAAATATTGGATCAGATGCTGTTAGCGGAGCTATGACCGGAGCACAAATTCAAGGTGCGATGGCTACAGCTAGAGAATTAAATGCTAAAGCAGACATGGCAGAAATGGATAGAGATTATTTTGAGGGTGCTAAAATTGCGCCAGTTATGGCTAAAAACACTGGTCTTAATTTAATGACCAGTGAAGCTTGGGAAGCTTTTAAAAAGTTACCAAAAACTATTAAAGATAGAATCATGCAAGCTGCAAATAGTGCACGTGATTATATAGATGCGATTAGAGCTTATAATCGCAGAGGACCGGGACCAGATTCAATAGTTGGATCTGGAGGAAAAAAACGTGGTGATAGCAAAAAGCTATTAAATATAGGTCCTATTTATCCAAAGTCATATGAGTGAGGAAAAAATGAAAGCAAATAAAATACCTTTCAAAACACCCTACAATGGTAGGGTTGCGTGCTCTTTTGAAACAACTGGAGAATCGATGACGCAAGAGCATTTCAGGGAAGAAAC